GCGCGGGAGTTCGCTACGTTCGGCAATTGGATGGGTGTGAGCGATAGGGCTGAAGACAATCAATCCTCGCGACATCAAGACTCCGGCAATGCGGCAAACCTCTCCGAAGCGGAGCGCTTCTACGGTCCTATCCATGTGGCTGTACGGGCTTGCAAGATAGATCATCGAACCTCCTGTATTTTCTTTCCTTGCTGGTGACTGGCTACGATGTGGCACCAATAGCAACCTCCAAGTAACGTATTGCCGTCCGCTTCCGTCCAACCGAATCGGCGCTTCCCGTGGAGGTGGACAAGGTGCCAGCGCTCAAAGATGCTTCCCTTGCTTGGCAGGACTCCGAAGATGTGCTTTGGATGCAGAGGATTTCCATCCTCTCCCCGTAACTCGCATTGTCCGCCGCATCGTTCATAAACCCGTTCGTGCTCAGTCTCTTTTTCCGCATTAGTCGGCTGCCCCTTGCGCACTCCTGGCCGCTTCTTGCGTACTGGCGTGTAGCGTTTCAGTGGAGTCCTGCGAGCAATCATGCTGCATCTTCTTTCCGACTCACTCCAAGCAGCAACCTTCGCGCTGAATCACTTCGGCATAGCGACAATTGCACGATGAATTCTCTTGAGAGCGTCTTCTTTTTCAGAGAAAGTCCATATCTCTCAGCGTAGGCGTTCATAACATCATCAGATGGACGTCCGCTTGTCGGTGGTTTCTTTTGGAGTAGGATCATTCATTCCCTCTTTCCGTTTCCACACGTTCATTTTCAGGTAGTTGGTTATTGCAGACAACTGCCGACGGATTACTCCCAAGTCAACATCAGGACGGTCACTCATAGTAACTCTCCGAGTCCTGTTCCGCATCGGCTTCAAAGCAAAGGTTCTGTACGTTAAAGTTTCCTTTCGTTGATCCTGTTGAGCCGCCAGTACGGAGCTTCGCAAGGTTGAGATCTACTGAGCGCGACATCCGCTTTGTTTCCCCATCGATTGCCCGATGGATGATGACTGCCGCAAAGGCATCCTCCCAAGAATTTCCTGATCCTTTTACGTCGTTTGGAACAGGCGCTTGCCCTTCAAACTCACGAGCTACCTTCTTTAACTGGCGTAGGACCACGATTGCGCTGTTGGTTTCTTTGATTGTGTCTCGGATAGCAGCCGATGTGAGGTTGTCGCGCTCGATAGGATCTTCTCCGTGTCCTGATCCTTTAACCATTCCGAAGTGGTCAAGATCAAAGAGAACTTCCTGGCCGTCCTTCGATTCGCGCTTGATCGCCCAGCATATTTGCTCACGGTCCATCTTTTGGTCGTAAATGCTGAGCAAGTGACTGCACTCGGCAAGCCTCTCCATTCCCTCATGGATAAGCGCATTCTGCTCTGGCGTCTGCATCCAAGCATTGTTGACTACGTGGTTCGGAACGTTGACGAAATACGGAACCAGGTCACGGAGGATAGACTCTTTCTTCTTTTCGAGCGAGAACAGGACACACTTGCGGCCCAACTTGAGGTTGTGAGCGATGCTCATGACGGCCCATGGCGTTTTTCCTACGTTCGGTCGAGCGCAAATGAGCGTGATGTTTGCTTGCCTGTATCCGCCTCCAGTCTTTGCATCGAACCATGCATTCCCTGATGGGATACACGGGCTCGTCTTTGTCTGATACTCGCGGTCAATGTCTGCCAAGGTGTCAACGATGAACGTGCTTGCCAGTGCACTACCTGACTGCATCGAAGGCTCGGCAATCTTCTCGATCTGCTTTATCATCCTGCCAGCGAGTTCAAGCGCTGGCATCTCCTGATCTTGCGCTCTTGACATTGCCTGAGAGGAAAAGACCATCAGGCGCCGCAGAATGCTCTTTTCCTTGATAATCTTGACATATTCTTCGATCACCGGCCGGCGCGGTAAACCCTCCGTGAGCGATGCGAGGTAGGACACGCCTCCCACGGCTTCCACTTCCTTGTAGCGATTCAGTTCGTTGGCCAGCGTCACAATGTCCACGGCCCGCTGCTCGTTCATCAACTCAGTCATGCGCAGGAAGATGCGGCGGTGCGAGTCGAGGAAGAAATCGTCTGCCGTCAGCTTCTCTGCGCATTCGGCGTGGGCGGCATTGTCGAGCAGGATCGCCCCGAGTATGGTCTTCTCGGCGTCGATGTTGGCAGGTAGCCCGTCTATCTGGAGATCTGCTTTCACTTACTACCTTTCGGTGTCTCGATTGAGAAGAATAAGGAGCGCAAGTGCTCCCGAGAGTGGGACGACCATGTTTCCAAGTCCGCGGAGTTGATCGGGGCGGGTGAAGTCCAACCCTCGGGCAATCCCATCAGCCACGCTACAAACTTCGTATTCAACCGCCGGCGCGAGGTCGGGGCGGTCTGCGATGATTTCTCGCCAAGCGTCTCGGTCTGCTGGTCCGGGAGGAAAGAGTGCTCGATCATGGCTGGTAGGGTGGGTCCTGATGGCCTGTTGAAATGGCTCATTGTCGCTGCCCCCCCCCGTTTCGCTTCGAAAGTCCCGCTCCGCTGGAGTCGGGAACTGCGAGAACCTCGCTTGCTGGTCCAATCCCATCTCGTCCTTGCGGTCGCTGCCCCTGCTCCTGAACGAGTCCACTGCTGGTGTCTGCCATAGTTCTGCTGCTCCTTCCAGATCGATTCCGCTCGTGTGCTTAGGAGTGGCCATCAAATTGCCCCCCCCCGATGGTGTGTTCGGCGTAGTCCATTGCTTCCGTGACAAGATCCCGGTGACGGCCGCCGCGTTCTTTGAGTCCTTGTCCCGGTTGACCTTGCGAGTTGTGCGCATGTGGCGTGCTCCAGTTATTCATCTGTCCACTTCTTTGCCGCGCCAGTCAACGTTGGTTGAGTCGTGCCGTCCGTTTGGTTCTGGTAATCTCCTACCTCGTGTTGCCGAACGGTCGGCCAGTTGTCCGCTTGGTCTACTAGGCATATCTGCCGTTGCTTGGCGTCAAGCCGTGGTCCTCCTGCGTGATGGTCGCGAGTGTTGGGGGTTCTCCAATCACGCGTTGCCCCCCCCAGTGAATCCTGCACGCCTTGATGATTCCCGCAGGACTCTGAGTCCTCCGCCCGTGCGGTGGGCCAAGATGAAGACTCTTTCCCGCTTGTGCGGAGCGCCAACGTCGGACGCTCGAACAGATACCCATTCCGCATTGAACCCGCTTTCGGCAAGTTCTCGCAGTACGGAATGTCCTGCGGGAAAAGCGAGGACTGGAGGGACGTTTTCAAGAAAACACCATTCGCATCCAACCTCGCGAACGATTCGCATGGCAGAGTAGAAGAGTCCGCTTCGGGTTCCGCCTTCAAGGCCCGCTTGCTTTCCTGCGACAGACAAATCCGTGCAGGGGAAACCGAAAACTGCTCCAGCCACGCGGCCACGATAGAGTCCTGTTGGGAAGGTTCTAATGTCACTCCAGACAGGTGCCTTATCCAGGGAGCCGTCTTCCATGCGCGCCGCCAAGATGCCAACCGCAGGAACTTCGATCTCCACATAGCCGCAGCAACGAGCCTCTGGAGCAACGAGTCGGACGGCAAGGTCGAGTCCGCCGATGCCGCTGAAGAAACTGAGATAGGTAGGTATATCCACATTCACTCTGGCCTCGTCCCATCCCGGTAGACCTTCGGAATCCCGCAAGCTGCCAAGAGTTGCGCCGGCGTGGGCATTCTCTTCAGCGTTTCATCTTGGCTCAGGACTCGATAAGCCGTGTCCATGTCCTGATCTGTCCGATGGCCGGCGCGCTCCTCGTAGAGCAAAAGCAGTTCCTCGTCGACCGTCACGCCAAAGATGCGCGCCAGTTTCGCCACAATGCCTCTCAGGTGCCTTTGCGGGTGCCGGATGGACCGGATGGCCACCAAAAGCGTACCGAAGTCAGGACACGCGGTTTCCCGGTCACGCCGCGGGCTCTCTGCGATCTTTTGGATGGTTGCAATCACATCCTCAAACGGTTCCTTCGATAGTCCTTCCGAAAAGGCTGTCAGTGTCGCCTGGCTGTACTCGCCGCCCCTCATCAATGCCAGTGTCCCGAGGGCGACTATGATCTGCTGCTTGGGAGACAGCGGCTCTGACTGCATCAACTGTCCGGTCTGCTTTCGTACCAGTCTGCTTTCAATTGCTTGCTCCGTTCGGTTTCTGCCATTCGGCAGGATCATCAAAATAGCGTTCTTGATTGAACCATGTTGCGGGGTGAGGGCGGTAGTCTTCGTGTCCTGGCGGCTTTTGTCCCGCTGGCGACCTGGCGTACTCGGTTGCTTTCTTCCATAGGAACCGCCTGGCCGTCTCGGAGTTCATGGCGACATACTCATCGCACCCTCTGCGGAGCCGATCAACCGCCTTCCGAATGGCTTTGATAGCAGCGGCGGGGGCCACGTGGCGGGGATAGGCCAAATAACACGCTCTCTCCTGCTCAGAAGGGGTCATTGCTTGCCTCTGCAATTCCTCTTGAGATCATCGCCCCGAGAGTGAGCTCATAGTCGGATGAAGCAAGCACTGAGCGTCGTTTAGCCTGAAGAACCATTCGGCGGCATACCGCATGACTGACAATGAACTGATCCGGCCACGCTACACCAGAGATGCGGGATAGTTCCTTGGCGCTTGGGAGAGAAATCTCGACTTGCAATTCAAAACGCCTAATGATTGCGGTGTCAATGTCTTTGTCACTCATGTTTGTCGTGGCGATCAGGAGTGAATTGCGCGGGACTTGATGCCAGCGGTCCATCTCTTGAATGAAAGTGTTGGTGATGCGCCAAATTTCTCCCACGTCCGAATTCTTCATCTGTCGAGACGCAGCAATAGCGTCGATTTCGTCTACTAGAATCATGACCGGAGAGTCCATGGCATACCGCAGAGCAGATTCAATGTTGCTCCCCGTAGCCCCCATATAGCTTTCGATTGTCCTGGCCATCGATAGCGAGAAAAGTGGCATCTTCAATTTCTGCGAAATCCATCGTGCCGATGTGGTCTTTCCTACTCCACTCGGACCGCGCAGCAAAACAGATTGAGTAGGATAGGCTCCAACCGCAACCAGTTCAGGACGCTTTCCCCATTCGTCCACGAGTTCCCGTGCCCAAAATGGTTCTACATATCGTTCAGGGAGAGGCGTTTCCTCACGAATCAGGATAATAGGAGCAACCGGGAGACTGATCGACTGTAAAGTTCTGACTTCTCGCCTATATGCCATGCGTGCATCCCTCCTTCAAGGGGGCGGGAGCGGAAGTGAAGGACTACCGCCCCCTAACCAGAGGAGCAACCCTCTGGGTGAGGTCCGTTGCTGGCGCGCGGGACTTATTAAAGGTAATTTGCGCCAGTTCGGGAGTCAAGAAAAAACAGATTGAAGTCTGTCAAGTTGGCGAGTTTGGTTCAATCTGTGTTGTGGTTTAGGTGGTAAGCGGCCAGCTTTTCGGGTCCTGATTTCCCCTCGGGTGGCGGCGTCTCGAATGGAATGTCGTCCTGGGCATCCGGGTCAAGCTCCGGTTCGTCCTCGCCCTCTTCAGGACTCTCGCCGTCTTCCGTATCGTCGTCCACTAGTTCCGTCTCATCGGCCGTTGCGAAGGCCAGCTTCGATTCCGAGTTGGAGTACACCGTTTCGATGTAGAAGTCTTTGTGCAAGTGGATCGCTGCCCATTCCATCATCTCTTTGGTGAACGGGACATATATCGCCATGTGCAGGTTGACTTCCTTCTTCTCGCCTTCGCCCACCGTGGCCAGATACAGCTTCATCAGCTTGGCGCCGGTTGTCGATACCCAGTGGTCTTTGCTGGTGTCTCGGTGGAGAAGATGTCCAGCGTCATGCCCTCGATCTCGACATTGATCGCCGAACGCTCCGTCTTGCTGTCGTTCTTGGCCATGAGGCCGAACGGTTCGCCGATCTCGTCGTTCATCCCGATAAGCGACTGGTTGAGCAACGGGAGCTGCATGTCGAGCTTGATCGTCGAGACGCCTGCACGGTTGCAATGCTGAATCCACTGGACGAGGAAGCATTTGCGACGGTGCCCCTCAAAGAACGTCGTTAGTTTCGTCGGTTGCACTTTTGCT